GTCCTTACCATACTTGGAAACAAGTTCGGTTAATTCCGCCCATTGGGGACCATGTGCGTTGATACCGACTGCACACTCAAATTCAGTCCAATGATTTTGAATCAAACGAACTAAAGGTAAGTAGAATTCTCTAACGACACATGTAAAAGCAACTTCACATCCAGCAAACACACGAATCTTCTTCTTGGTCCACTTTGTGGGTTCATCCTTAAGATTTCCACGGAAGACTGTGTGAATTCGCTCACCCTTTGCAAGGCAGTCCTTAATTCTATCGATCTCTTCTAAGAACATGGGATCGTTAAAATCGACTGGTTCAGAAATCCCTTCAACTACACGATCAACCGTTTCGATGTAGAGATTCTTTGCCTTGTTTAGAGGCCATCCCATACTGGTACTCAAAGGGATGCGACTAAAAGCTGCAATGCCATCAGCACCAGCCATAACATAGTCATGAGCGAGGGGGAAAGTAGCTGCACAAGCTTGAGGGTACTTAGCCAAGACCTTCTCAATTGTGCACAGGAAATCACGACGGGCTCGCATCCAAGTGGACGGTACGAAATCACCCTTAGGATGAGCCATCAAATTCAAATCTCTTTCCCAGTGTTGTCCAATGTCGTCTCTATTTGGTGGACCATGAGTCCGTTCAATTCCCATAACCTCCTTAACTGCGTCGGAAATGGGTGACTTTCTAACATTGGTACGGAAGAAAGACCTTCCAAGATTATGTGCACCATAGATCTCTGCACAAGGTTCTTGTCCATCTTCGTCTTCCTTCAAACGGTGCACAGCGTGATCCACTGGTATGTCAGGGACAGGGGTAAAATCACGTCCGTACTTGTTGGTAACAAAAGTCCCCTCAGAATGGCAATGAAGTGTATGCTTAGCATTTAACTTCTCCAAAGCTGTGCGAATTTGTTGTGCATTAATTAAGCCAGCGACACCATAAGTTTGGCCTGTGATACCAGCTAAATGCACCCCAACAATGAGATGGGGGGAACGGTACGTAAAGACAGGTGCCATACACATACCTTCTGCCGTAGCACATGGTAAGTGATAATCAAAACCCTTCAATTGACCTTCTTCCGTTACAAACGTCTTACAGATCTCGGGTCTGACAATGGCACTATTTACAACACCATCCTGATTCTTAACAACAAAGTGCATAGGTTCACGGATGAATGTGTAATCTTCTTGTACAAAACAGTCCAACATATCCTTTACAGGACCTCCCTTTACAAGGCGAACCAAAGCATAATCATCGCCAAAGCGAACAATCTTTGATTCATCAATTATTTCAGAAAAGCGACGATTGACAGAATCTCCTCGTCCTTGCTTAACCTCAATTGTCATCTCGGTATCGTACCACAATACATGATTGGGCACCATCCAAGTGTTACCTTGAATAGGGAAAATGTTGCAACTGCGGCACTTGTTAGTCTTATAATTGTAGATGGTACAATAAGCCAAGTGCTTCTTGATCAAAGTCTGAAATTCAGACGAACCACGACACGACCCTCGGTGTGTTGAGGGTAATGCTGTATATTCAATCTTCTTCCAGTTGCTTTCATGATCTTCGGGCAAGACGACAGGAATTCCCTTCTTCCGATTCTCCAAAAGAGTCTCTTCGGAAACAACGACTTCATCTTGTCCATGTGTGGATAATACTTCAGTTGCCTTTCTCATGTTACGAATAACTTGAATAGCAGAGTAAAGCATACCCAATCCAACTGCACCCGCAAAAACCGCTTCCAAACGTTGATCACGGTGCTTCATGTAAGCTTCCTTCAATGTATGAACCTCACTCTTGACGCGCTGTACTGCACAGTCGACGCCCATCTTACGATACCAATGTTGAACACCCGATTGTAGATCTACAATATCTACCCAATCATCTTCTTCTGGTGGAGCGATGGTGCTGTCATCATCAATGATAAATTCAGCACCTTGGTTACTCAAGCAACATGTCTTACACCACTCATGTGAATCATTCTTTTCG